GGTCTGTGTTTCGTTGTAATTACCAGCGTTTGGATTTGTCACAGGCGCTGGCAGACTTTCGTAAAAGCTTGCTGGGATCTCGTTATCGTCGTTAGACGTGTCGTTGGCAGATCCTGAGATCGTCGTGCCAATCGATGTTGTGCCACCAGCCTCAATGCGATCACCTGTGCGATCATCAACCAAGACGCCATTCACATAAGACGCGCCATCGTTTGGCGTAAAGATATTTGCCAGTGTTTCTGTAAAGCTGTTGCCGCCACCGCCGCTATCGTTGTTGTTTCCACCGCTGTTGTTGCTGCTACCGCCGCCGCCACCAAAACACATTACGCCATCCTCGCTTGCTGTTGTGGTTGTTGTTGTGGTTGTTGTGGTTGCGCTGCCACATTCATTTGAGGCTGTGGCATTGCATCCGCAATCGCCGCTAACGCACCAACATCGCCATTGCCCATGCGCTGGCGAATCTCCATAACCTTGTTAAGTAAATATTTGTTCATGTCCATTGGTGGACCACCCTGTGGCCCCCCTGCTGGGGGAGGAGCAGAAGAGGGACCACGCGCTGGACCCTGCGGCAAACCGCCGAAAGCCGCTGGGTTGATAGGGGGAAGTCTATACTGTGGGGGGTACATTATTTTTCATGGCCTCCATCTGTATCTTCGCCGCGTTTTTCTCTCTCTCAAGCTGCAACTCCGCTTCCAACTTGCGGATCTTCGCTTCTAAATCTGCTTGCGCTTTGGCCATTTCGATCTCCATATCCTGACGAGCTTCTGCTTGCTTGATCTGGATTGTCGATTGTGCCTTGGCCTGATCTGCTTCGATCTGTGCCTGTGTACGCGCCTTCAACGCCTCTGTCTCTAGCTGCGCCAATTGCTGTGCGTACTGCAATGGGTTGCCCTGTTGACCGCCCTGACCACCCAAGCCTCTGATCGCTTCGATCTGCTTCATCTGTGGTGAAGCTGCGACAACTTGTGCAGCACGTTGGCTGATCAGGCGATCTTGCTCTGGGTCCACGTCGCGGAACTTGATCTTCATTTCTCTGAAGTCTGGCAGCGGTGGCATCGGGATGGTGATGCTTGCTTCCATGCGTTGGCGATAGAGCAGCGCAATGTGTTCCGCAATGTGCGCAATCAGGATGGGCTGCATCTGTTTGGCGCCGGGGTTGCCAGCAAGCGACGGATCTTGAAGGAACTGCATGTGGACCGCAATGTGTGCGTCATGATCTTGCTCTGGGAACGCGCGGATTGGCTTGCCATACATCACGCTCATGTTCTCGTCGATTGGGTCCATCTGCACAGCCTCTTCAGGCTTCTTCAGAATCTCATCGATATTCGGAATGCGGATGGCCTCGTACATGCGCTTGTATGCTTCGTAAAGATCGTGAAGCTGTGGCGCTGACCGTGCCATCTCCAACACCGCCTGTGCCTGTGCAATGCGCTGGGCTGTCGAGAAGATGTTGGGGTCGCTGACTGGAATCACATCAATGCGCTTATCGAAGTCAGAACGATAGATGATTTCAGACGCGCCAGCGTGTGAGAAGCTGAACTCGTCTGGAAGATTCTCTGCGTTTAGCTCCGCAAGCAGCTTGAACTCTTGGCCTTGCGCATAGTGAAGACGCTTATGGATTGCACTAAACGCCTTAGATCCCTGTTCAATTAGCGCGACAGTAGACCCAACTGGGGCATTTGGGTTTACGTCACCGACGTTCAAGTCAGCGGTACTTGCGAATCGCTGCCCAGCATCCACAATGTACCCAAGCAAACTGAACAGGGAACTGCTTGGTTCTTTAAACGGCAGCGGCATGATTGCCTTGTTCACGTCATCGACTGTGCTGTCGATATCCACGAACTCGCCGGGGTTGATCTGAATGTCACCGCCATTGACGCGACCACGCAGCTTGAATCCACCCTGCATGTTGGCAAATGCGGCACTGTCGAGTAGGGCGCGAAGAGATCCTGTCGCTGCCTTGCCCAGACCACCGATCATGTGGTAGAGGCCAAAGCCATAGAAGCCAAGGCCGGGTAGGAACTTGTAGCTCACAAACCAGTCACGACGCTTTTTGCCCTCATCGTCTTCGTTCCAGTTACGACGGACGCTAACGATCTGCTGGTTGTCATAGTCGATGGTGATGACGTATGGGATTGCGACTGCGTTCTGGTCGTCTTCGTCGTCAACCTGACCGTCGATGCCGTCAAACAATTCATAAACGTGCATCTCAAGCAGCGTCATGACCTTGTCTTGCGCGTCATCCATGTACTCATCGACGCCTTCGATCTCCCCGATCACATCTTGGATTGGATCTGGTGTGTCACCAAAGTAGCCGCTTGGTAGGTAGTAGCCGTTTTTGACGTACTTGTTAAAGTCGTTCTTCGGCATTCGAATGATGTGAGTGTAGCGATTGGACGTGTAAAGATCCTTGCTCTCAGGCGCGACGACAAAGTCTTCTGCCTTGACGAACTGGCTGCACTGGCGATCCATGTTCGCATCCCACCAGACCTTCTTGAACGTGTGGCCGATCAATGGAAGGTGGAACAGCATCTGGTCCAGATCAGGGAAATACTCAGGCATCTCCTGAGTGATCTGGTAGTTCATGAAGTCACGCACACGACGTGCTTGCTCTTCCATCGCTTCGTCTGGCTCACCAACGATGATGGTCTTGACTGGACCGCCTGATGGGTAAAGCTCCGCGATGGCTCTTGCGTTGAACTGGGTCGCTGCCTCTGCGATCATTGGGTGGACGACAACAGACAGACCGCGCGTTGCGCGTTCATCTTCGCCTTCGTCAAGTCCACCGTCTGGGTCGAGAGTCTTCAAGCCTTGCTTATAGCGATCTTCCCACTCTGAACGTGCTTGCCTGTCGTTCTCGAAGTCGGCAATAAGCTCTTGGGCTTTCCGCTTTAGCTCACGCTCATCAATGATTTCAGCGAGGTTCTGATCAAACTCAGCGTCCTCAAGCTCTTCCATCATGTCTAGCTCTGGGTCACCAATAAGAACATCGCCATTGTCAAGCTCTTCAACAATCAGGTCATCAGGTGGAGCGCCTTCGGCAAATGGAATGATGTTTTCTGGTTCAGCCATAGAGCGTCATCCTTTTAGTTTCTACAAATTCATCATCTTCTGGGTCTTCACTATGCCCAATAAACCAGCCTTTGCGTAGCCGTAGCCAAGCCTGAGTGCATGTATCAACGATATCATCATTGGGATGCGCTGGGAAGGCTGCACAAATGTCTATTAAGTCTTTAGCCCATTTTCGGTTGGAAGGGAAGAAAATCCTTCCGTCTTCCAAAAGCGCACTCGACGCATGGGCGCGAGATTCCTTGTCGCGATCTGGGCTGTAAGGGATGACAGGTATGCCAGCCATGCGCAGATCCTGTAGCAGAGATTGGCCTGACGCCTTCTTTTCGATCAGGACCGCGTCTGGTTCCCACTCATCGTATGCCTCTTGCGCCAGCATTCGAAGCTCTGGGTAGCTGACCTTGTCCCACCAAGCCTCTAGCACGATGGCGCAGTCGTATCCCTTATGCTTGAACACACCCCACGTTGTCCGTGCGCTGTAGCTGGAGCTTTCCTTGGACTCGAATGCGGTGTCGTAAGACTGGATGACATAGTCGATCTCTGGCAGATCCTCTTGCTCCCACGGCACCCACCAGCTTGCCTTCAGGATGCCGCCACCCTTCGGGCTTGGCCGCTGCTGTAGCTGACCAGCCGCTGCGTAGCTGCCAAGGCTGCGCTCCAGTGTTCCTAGCGTTTTCTCATCAATCCGCTGTGGCCAGAGCAGTTCGCCTTCGGCTGTGCGTGGATCTGTGAAGCCAAGGCTGGATCTGGTTGGCGTTGGATGTCCAATCTCGTATCGGGCTGGCAGACAGAGGTGGTCCCACTCTTCCCCAAGCTCATTGGCTAGGATGTGGCCAGTCAGATCCTGTTCGTGGACGCGCTGCATGATGATGACGAAGGCACCAGTGCGTGGGTCATTGAGTCGGGTCTGCATGGCCTGATCCCACCACTCTAGGACGCCTTCACGCACCTTGGCGCTGTCGCTGTCCACGACGTTGTGTGGGTCATCGATGCAGATGATGTCACCACCGTCACCAGTCAGAGCGCCCCCAACTGAGGTGGCGATGCGGTAACCAGTCTTATCGTTCTCGAATCTCTGCTTCTGGTTTTGGTCGCCAGTCAGCACGAACTTGTCTGCGAAGTGTCGCTTGTACCACGGACTGTCGATCAGGCGTCGGCACTTGGTGCTGTCCCTGATGGACAGGGACGATGCGTAGGATGCGTAGAGGAACTTCTTGTGTGGTTGTCGCGTCCACGTCCACGCAGGGAGCGCCACAGCCACGCTGATAGACTTCATGTGTCGAGGTGGCACGTTGATGATCAGGCGCTTTATGTCGCCTTCTACAACAGCCTGTAGGTGGTCTGAGATAGCGTCAACGTGCCAGTTGTTCTGGAACTCGACGCCCGGTTCAATCGTCGGCCATGCTGCTTTCGTAAACTCCCTCAATGATCTGCGGTATTTCTCCGCTCGTACTTGATCCAAGGTGAGATTGCTCAAAAGCTCGTTCAATTGCTGCGAGTTCATCTACGCCAATCCTTGTAAGATCCAGTGTTACTCTGTTCTCTGTTTCTACTTTATGCTCTTGCTTATCGACCCAGCCAGCGCGGTTCTTCAGGAAGAAAATGATGGCTGTGTTGTCGCGATCTACGGTGGCATTGTGGAAGAGAGCGTTGGTGACTTCTTCGATGCCAAGGGACTCGCCCCTTTTTATAGATTCCGAAAATTCCGAATTTTCTGCCTGATAAAGTTGGAAGGTGGAAACTGAAATACCCAGCGCTCTTGCGCACTGTTCTTTCGTCAGACCCTGCGCCATGAGCTGTTCTGTGCGTTTTAAAACTTCTTCAGTGATTTCGAACTTTGGCCGACCAACTGGGTTTTTCTTTTTAGTCTTCGACATGTCCGTGCCTTTCATTTTTTGAAAAGATAATTCAATTCTATAAAAAAATAAAGACCCACCGAAGTGGGTCTAGTGATGAGCGTCAGGCTCACAGGCATGATTTCGATTCACATGGTAAAGCTTTTTGCTGTGGCTGTACACATTTTTCTTGGATTTGGTGTGATTCCTACGCGCCCAAGGTCGAGTCGATCAGCGTCCCAGCAGACTTTGACGGTGATGTCGTCGTGATCTGTGTATCCATCTGAGTGGTAAATCATGGCCTCTTTGAGAATGCCCATGTCGCGACTTGAGATGTCGAACAGCTTGCCTCGCAAAGTATCTGCGTGGAAGGCTGCTCGAAGACCGTGATCTTTATCGCGATATTCATGGTTGCGTTCTACGTCGTGAAGTAGTGCGAAGAGCTTGACGATGTTTGGGTTTGCGCCTTCGTGTTCAGCGAGGATAAGCCCAGCGTTGAGGACGCGCATCCAATGGTTCCAACCGTGATCGCCATCGTGATCTAGCTTGAAGTGATTGTAGCAATGTCGTGCGAGTTGCTTTGTTACCATGCAAGCATCACCACAATCAGAGCCAAGACAAAGACGATGAAGGCAGCGCCAGCGACGGTTTCTTTGACGATGCCGTTTGGCTTGTTGTCATGGATGTTGACGTGGCCTTTCAAATCAATTGAGATCCACTGATCTTTGTTTGCTGGCAGTTCAGCTTCTTGTGTGTGGACCCAGATGTATGGAGATCCGCGACGTTTGCTTGTGTTTTTTTGCACCCAGTCTGGCATGTCTGCATCGAAGCCAGTGAACTTCCAAGATTTAACTATCATGATTAATTTCCTTTATGTTTAGTACAGTATTTTTTCTGCCTTGGCAGTAGAGGCTCATTGCATAGTCTACCCATGAACATCCTACCTTCGTGAATTACATATCTCTGACAGGTGTCGTGCTTTTCTTCTGGCCCATTTGGGATACCTGAATCACACCGTTTTTTTTTACTTTTTTAATTTTTACGTTGAGCCACGCGCTTATTTTTTCTTCCGAAACATTTTTATTTCGTAAAGTTTCAACCAATTCTTTGACGCACATTTTGCCAGCATTTGGTGTGTCCATTAGGTTCTGTTGGCTAACATTTTCTAAGAACTCATCAAAGGTCATATCAAGAGCCGACAGGGTGTTTATTGTATTCATTGCTCTTGCTGACATAAACAGATCGCCCATTGTTGTGGCGTTTTTATCCCGCTCATATTTTTCTGCGTGTCTAAAACCCCAAGCAACACGTTGCCTAGCTCTCTCTACTCCAACGCCCATTTCTTCACCTATTTCGCGTAGAAGTTTTCCTGCAATTCTTTGTTCCATTGCATACTTATTTAAATTAATTTTTGTCATCTTTTTTCTGCCTTTCTTCGTTTACCATTTTGACGAGTGCCTTGACTGAGTTGAAGACTTTGTCTTCGTCATCTGTTGGCACGTCGATATACTTGCGCACTTCTGCGAGTACGGCAGCTTTTCTTTCTTCATCCGTCATTCTTTTTTACCTTTCTCATTTTTGAAATGTGGACTGTGAAATGCACGTCATCGATGCGTACATTCCAGATACCCATGTAGTCGGTTTTTTCTACGACCTCTGCGACTTTGCCGAAGTAGAAGTTTTTAGGATCTATGACTTCGACAGTGTCGCCAGACTTAAACTGTTGCCTGTGCATTTTGTCTCCAATCTGCGTAGAGTTTCTTTGCAGCGTCGTGCCAAGATGTTTTTTGGATTGGACTTTCAGCGTGGCGATGATGCCATGTGACTGTGTCGCGAGTTGTTCCACAAGCTGCTGTTGTGGTTTTGTAGATCTTGCCAATGGCGATATATTTCTCTTCGCCATATGGTCTGTATAGGATGTGCGCGTAAGCGTCTTCACCATCTCCGAAGACTTTAGCGATGATGTCGAAACCATTTTTCTGGTGCTTCATGATACGATTGTAAGACATTTGCTTTCTTCCTTTCTTGCTTTCTCTATATCAAAGATAAGAGTTTCTAATCTGGATTCAATACCAAATCAAAACTTTTTTGCATTATTTGCAAATTATTTTTTACCCCAGATTTAGAGTGACTGGCATGTAGAATCCGACTTGGGTATCTGTTGACTTTGCGTTGGCGTTTCTTTCCCAGCGTAGGATGTTTACTTCGTCGGACATTTCGGATGCGATGGTGCAAGCGATCATGACTGCGATGGGGTCACCCCCACCAGCCCATAGGATGTAATCGTTTGGCCCGAAGTCTTGCAGACGTTCTCTGGCTTTCTTGATTGCGAGGTCTGGTTGGAACTGTGGCTTGTCTCCATCTTCGAAGAGGATTTTGATTTTACCGTATCGCCCAGCGTCGGACAGATCTGGAGTCCATCCGAATTTGTTTTCTTTTGGTCGTTGCACGACATAGACTGTATCATCCATTGACATTGCTTTGTTCCTTTTTATCGATTGCGATGCATAAATTATTGAGGCTGTTGGACGTGATGATTGGCTGTCCATCTTTGTGAGCTTTCCAGATGCTTTGATTGTACATCATTCGAGATCCGCTATTGATCAGCCACCCTTGGTATTCCCAAGGATGCTGAAAGTCGCCTTTGCGTCTGGTTTTTTTGAACTGGGGTTTCATGCGACACCCATCAGCTTTTTATAATCGGCCATCGCCTGATTGATGATTGTGTTGTAGGCGGTATCGACTTCAGGCCATTCGCCTTTGAGGTCGAGCTTTATGTATGCAGCTAGGCCATGCATAAGAGGTGAGTTATCTGGGCAAGAGTGATTGAATTTAATCAATGCGTCTTCGAATGATCTGCCTAGATCAGCGATAATTTTATGTGCTTGAGTTAGTTTCATTTGCTTTCTTCCTTTCTTTGATAAATGTCATTTATGTCGTATTAATGGCAGTTTCAAGATCTGCCATAAATAATTCTTACGAAACACCTTATTTATATAGGTATATATATAATTATATTATTATTATTATTATTATTGTCATTACGTCATACCCCCCCTTTACTACCCCCTCTAGGGGATATGGGTGGTGGGGTGTAAAAGTGCTAAATACTATCTGCCAAATTGACATAAATGCCATTAATACTAAGCCGTTGAAAACAGGGCAGAAAACTGCCCTATTTAGGAATGACATAAATACTGCCATTAATGTGTGGGTGGTGCGAAGTAGGCGAAACGAGGCTTTCCACGCTGTCCTACGTTGCTTTGGCGGCATTCAATGCCACGGTCTTCGGTGAGTGCATCCAACACGTCTTTGCGACGTTTAGGTTCGAGGTTGGCGAACTTGGAAACGGAGCGTGAGATGTCACGTTCTGTGATTCCTTCGAGGCCAGCCTTTTCGATCTTGGCAAAGACTTCTTTGCAGCAAGCTTGGAACGGACCTTCGGCCATGTTCATGCGGAACATTTCGATGGTTTGGTTTGCGTAATGATCGACGTATTCGATAGCCCAAGTCATGGCATCTGGCCCGATCTCTTGCTGGTCCATTGACCGTGCGATGATGAGGGATAGGCGCATAGCGATCTCGCGTGATCGATTGTACATGGCTTCCAACCCTGTGCCTGACTCTTTCCTGATGGCATCCACCAGTCGCGCCTCGTAGTCACGCAAGATGGTTTCAGCTTCAGGCGTGAAGGGAACTTCGAGTGGGTTTGGCGGCACGTCGTGGATGTTGCCAGCGTCGAGGGTTCCTTCGTGTGCTGTGGCATGAGCCTTGGCCCACTTTGCCAGACGCTCACTGATGGAAGACTGACGCTTCTTCTGGGACATCTGGACGCCGATCTCTGACTTCACGATGATGAATCGGTTGAGAAGACCAGAGGCCACGTCGCCCCCACCAATAGCCTTGAGGAACTCTGATGGTGTGGACATCCCGACCAGAGTTAGGGACGGACGCTTGATGACCTTCTCTAGCTTCTCTGCTTCGGCTGACTTCATTGTGTTGGTTGCGTATCCCTGTTGACGGAGCGTCCCATCCTGACGGCCAAAGACTTCCATGATGGCGGTGATGCCGTCTGCCTTGTGCTGCATTCCCTTGGCTGCTGCCGCTTGGAGTTGGCGTCCAAGTTCGTCAATCACGGAAACGTGGGTTGGCTTTTTAGTCAGGGTTGATAGAACGCCAGACCCAGAGGTGTACCCTGCTGGTCCGATAAGTTCTTCAAGTCCAGCTTCTTCGAGAAGACTTTCCAAGACTGTCTTGGTGTGTTCCTTGCCAGATCCTGTTTCACCAATGTTGAGGAAGTAAAGACTTGAGAAATTTCTCTGGTCTGTGACCCAGCGGCGACCCATGACGACAGATCCAAATGCGAGTGCCGCTTGGACTGCGAACTGGGGTTTGGGTTTGATGGCTGTGACTGTGTAGTAGTTGACCACGTCTTGAAGGATGCCGGGGACACTGAGCAGACTGTCAGGAACATCATCTAGTGGCCCCTTCTCTTTGACCACTGGCTTAGATAATATTTGCGCGGCCACTTTCGCGCCATGTTCGATGGCCTCGCGATCATATTCGTACTCTTCATCTTGGGTGACGTTTAATAGAGCCGCTGCCTCTTTTACGGCCTTGGTCATATTTCCCTGATGCTCGTACTGCATCCAGAGTTCGAAGGCATCGAAGCTATGGGCGCTGTCGAAGGGATCTGATGCATGGTGGCTGTAGGCGCGACCATCATCGAAGAGTATTACCCCAGCCAGACCAGACGTGCTGTTGGGTGAGAGGTAGCGATTGCGACCTGTGCGCTTGTAGCCGTACTGCTCCAAGAGTGTGTGCATGTCATAGGCTTTATTGAAGGTATCGATCACGGACGTGCCGTCGCTCTTTGGTCTTGGCTTGCTTGGTGGTTGGAACTCAGGCGCTGCCTTCCACGGACACATGTTTTGTAACTGTGGACGGAATCGGTCCCACTCTTTCCAGAGGGTCAGCAACTGATTCGGTAGCTCTGGCAGTCCATCCCAAATTGATTTGCCAACCCACTCATATGGACGGCCAGTGTCTGGGTGGATTGATGGTGGTAGGACATCTTGCACGGCACCAGCACGAAGCTCGAAGACCACTTCGGTCTTGCGCGGATCATCCTTGGTTGGCCACGAAATCTTATGGGTAATAAGATCAGGTGGTGCCTTAAAGAGAAGCTTGCCACGGTTTTCACGTCCCACGATCTGGGGCGCTGAGTTCATAAGCAGACTGAAATCAATGCCTAGCTCATCAAAAATGATCTTGGTGTGTTCGACGTTATCGATGTCGATTGCACATGTGCCTGACGCACCATGAAGTAGCCCGACGTTGTGCGTTGGGTTTTGCTCATAATATTGCTGTGCTGCCTGTGGGTCTGATAGCGCTCGTTCTGGCTGCTGCCATCCGAATCTTGTTGGACCTTTGGACCCTGCTGGTATTGTTACCAGATACCACCCCAGTTTTGAGCAGTAGTCGGAAATGTTCATTTTGATTCCTTTAGATATTCGGACAGTTTTTTCCATGTGTTGAGAGAGATCTGCTGATTGCCATCTGCCACAGCTTTAACGGTGGGATGAGACAAACCAGACTTCTCCGCGACAACTGTCAAACGCCTATCTTGTAGGGCATTTCGAATATCATCAAGGGGTATTAGGTCAGTCATTTTTTTTGCTCCTCACTTACTAAATTTTTATTTTTTACAAATTCTTCTTTACATGCTGAAATAATTTCTGTAAACCGATTTTTGTAGAGAGAGTAAAGAAAGGAAATTGCCATGAGCAATATTGACGGTTTGGCCGCTGAATGGTTGGCTATTAAGGCGCAAGAAAAAGAAATCATCGCGAAGCGCCACGCGATTGAAGAGCAGCTAGTCAAAGCTTTAGAAGCTAAAGATGAAGGCTCAATTTCCCACAAGTTAGATGGCCACAAGGTGACGCTGACACAGCCAGTCACACGCAAGGTTGATCCAATTATGTGGGACAAGGTCAAAGACAAAATCCCAGAGCATATGCATCCAGTAAAGACAACTGTGTCTGCTGATGCAGTGGGCTGTCGTTACTTGGCAGAAAAAGAACCAGCGCTATGGCGTAAAGTCGCCAAGGCGTTTGAAAGCAAACAAGGCAAAATTGGCGTGAAAGTAGAGGTGCTGTAATGGCAATTGATTTAAAGAAACTATCTAAACCAACAGGTCAGCGACCAATCATCGCGACCCTGTTTGGTGAAGGCGGCATGGGCAAGACAACTCTTGCCGCCATGTTCCCAAAGCCAGTCTTCATACGGACTGAGGATGGGACAGCCAGCTTGCAAGGTAACGAAGACGTGAGCTTGTTTGATCTGGCAACCAGCAGTCAGGATGTGCTTGACGCGATTGAGGCATTGGCCACGCAAGAGCATGAGTTCAAGACTGTTGTGATCGACAGCATCACGCAATTGGCTACGATGATCGAAAGTGAGATCGTCGCAGCAGATCCAAAGGCGAAGTCCATCAACCAAGCTGGGGGTGGATATGGTGCTGGGTATGCCACAGCCGCTGAACGCCACCGTCAAGTGCGTGAGTGGGCTGGGTCATTGGCATATGAGACTGGCATGAATGTGGTGTTCATTGGCCATGCAGATACAGAGACAATGGATCTGCCAGACATGGACCCATACGCGCGATACACAGTGCGGATGCACAAGCGTAGCATTCCGCATTACACAGACAATGTGGACTTGGTCGGACTGATCCGACTGAAGACATTTGTAAAGGGAGAGGGTGATAAGAAACGCGCCATCTCGACAGGTGAGCGTGAGATCCTGTGCTTTCCACAGGCATCAAGCGTCACCAAAAATCGTTTCAACATCGACGAGCCGCTGCCCTTCACCTTTGAAGGCGGCAACCCATTCGCAAACTTTGTAGCTAAGTAAAGGAGATTAACATGGACTTGAATGGATTTAACGCACTGGAAGTAGAGCCACAGACATCTTACGAGCCAATCCCTGCTGGGTGGTATAAAGTCGTGATTTCTGAGGCTGTTGAAAAGCCAACACGCGCCAACACTGGTTCCTATCTGCAATTGCAGTTGGACATCATTGAGGGTCAGCATCGGGGTCGTAAGGCGTTTGATCGTCTGAACCTAAACAATCCCAACGCGACTGCCGTTGAGATCGCCCAGCGCACACTATCATCTATCTGCCGCGCAGTTGGTGTCCCAAGCCCGAAGCACAGCCATGAGCTATGCGACAAGCCTATGATGGTGAAGCTGGCTGTACGTCCAGCGGATGGCCAGTACGAGGCGTCTAACGACGTGAAGGGGTATGCTGCCTGTGATGCACAAGTTGCCGCACCAGCAGCCGCTGCCACAGCGTCTGTGAACGGAGCAGCAACGCCACCGTGGAAACGCTGAGTTCTGTTCTTTGATGGGGCGCGTGTCGCCCCATTTTATGAACAGAAGGAGAGTGAAATGACGATACAGAAAATAAGTTTGCGCAGCTACTTCAAATACAAAAAGAAGCCTAGCGACTATGAAAAGCCATCGGAAGAATTGATAGAGATCATCAACAAGATCGCAAAGAAATATGGCTATGAGGATTTGAAGAAAGATGAATCTTGAGCAGTACAGCATCCCGAAAACAATTGAGGCGATCTACCAACATTACAAAGACAAGCGCAAGAATGAGCATCGGCCACACCTTGGTGGATCTCAGATTGGCAACGAGTGTGACCGTGCGCTTTGGTATCAGTTTCGCCACGCATGGACGCCTAACTTCGATGGCCGCTTGCTTCGCCTGTTCGAGACTGGTGACCGCGAGGAAGATCGCATCGTTGCCAACCTACGCGCTGTTGGCGTGACGGTCTGGGAGAAAGACCCAGACACAGGCAAACAGGTTAGGTTCGAGGCTTGTGGTGGTCACTTCGCATTGTCGCTTGATGGGGTGGGTGAGGGTTTCGCTGAGAGCAAGAAGCCGCATACGCTTGAGTTCAAAACCATGAATGACAAAAACTTCAAGGCGCTAAAGAACATGGGGTTGGAGAAGTCCAAGCCGATCTACTGGGCGCAGTGTCAGGTTGGCATGTTGCTGTCTGGCTTGGAGCGCTGCTACTTCTTTGCCGTGAACAAGAACACGGACGACATGTATGGTGAGCGTATAAAGCTCAACAAACAGGAAGCCAAAGGTTTAATTGCAAAGGCAGAGCGGATTGTGTTCGCGCAGCAGCCGCCAAGCAGATTGGCTGAAGACGCCAGCGATTGGCGCTGCAAGTTTTGTCCATATTGGGCTGTGTGCCACGGATGCAAGATCCCAGAGGTGAACTGTCGGACGTGCTGCCATGTGACGCCAGAGCAAGATGGGACATGGAGTTGTGCCAGAGGTAAGACACCAGAGCCATGCGAAGAGCATCTGTATATCCCAATGATGATGCCAAAGAATCTGGAAATGATCGACGCAGCAGATGACTGGGTTGAATATGAAGACTTGGATAGTGGTGAGATTTTCCGCAACAATGGAAACAGCCACGAAATATTTAAGATGAGGATGCAAGATGGGAATGCGTGAAGAGTTGCTTCGAGATGCCTTGGAAGAATTTATCGACAGATTGCCTGATGAAATCAGAAAGGATGAAGCAGCTTGGATCATATTTAACATCGTTGGGTCACGCGATCTACTTGAACAGTGGGGGTCGATCAGTCGGCTAACTACTGCAAACATCGCTGAGTATTTCTTGCATCAGGCATTTGGCCCAGAGGTCGAAGCCGCAAGACAGACCGAAGAATTTTTAGACAGGATAATGAAGGAGCATAAAACAAGATGACCTTCGAACTTAGAGATTACCAGAAAGATGCAATCAATGGATTGTACAGCTACTGGTCAAACAAGATGGGTGAAAACCCACTGATCGTTGCGCCTACTGGGGCTGGCAAGACGGCTATCATTGCGCAGATGGTTAAGGACGCCATGAGCTTTCCCAACACTAGGGTGCTGATCCTGACGCACGTCAGAGAGCTACTGGAGCAAGGCGCTGATGGTTTAAAGAAACTCTACCCAACTGCTGACATTGGCTTCTACAGTGCGTCTTTGAAAAAGAGGGATCTGAGTAAGGACATCACCTTTGGTGGCATCCAGAGTATATACAAACGTGCATACGACATCGTTCCAGCGCCAGACTTGGTGATCATCGACGAGGCGCACATGCTGCCACCCAGCACGACCACACGCTATGGTCGGTTTATCGATGACTTGAAACAGTGCAACCCAGACGTAAAGATTGTTGGCCTGACAGCTACGCCCTATCGACTGGGGTCTGGATATCTGCACAAGGGTAAGGGTGCGATCTTTGATGGAATTGCCTACGACATTCCTGTTACCATGCTGATGGAGCAGGGGTATCTGTCGCCTGTCATCAGTAAGGGTGGCTTGCAGCAGATCGACCTGACCAATGTGAAGAAGCGAGGTGGTGAGTTTGTCGAGAGTGATTTGGCTGTTGCTGCATCTGATCCTGAGTTGGTGCGTAAGACAGTTGCGGAGATTGTTGAGTTTGGAGCCGACCGCAAAAGTTGGTTGATCTTTTCGAGCGGTGTTGGGCACGCGCATATGCTCGAAGATGAGTTCCTAGATCACGGCATTGATGCTGAGATGGTGACGGGTGACACTCCGAAGTTTATCAGAGATGACCGCATTGCCAGATTTAAGTCTGGTGAGTTGCGCTGCCTGATTAACGTGAACGTGCTGACGACAGGGTTCGATGCGCCTAACGTGGATCTGATTGGTCTGGTTCGAGCGACAGCGTCCACTGGCCTCTACGTCCAGATCGTTGGGCGTGGGACACGTCTGTTCGAGGGTAAGGAAAACTGTCTGGTTTTAGACTACGGTCAGAACGTCGAGCGCCACGGATTCATCGATAAGGTCAAGCCAAAGAAGAGCGGTGGGGGTGGCGACGAAGAAGCGCCAGTCAAACAATGCCCAAGCTGCCAGACGTATCTGGCGATTGCTGTAAGCATGTGTCCGTCCTGTGGTCATGAGTTCCCACCACCCACACTGAACCATTCAAGCGTAAGTTATGATGGTGCGATGATCTCGACACAGGCGCAGATGCCAGAGTGGTTTGAGGTCACGGATGTTACCTATCGCCGCTGGCAGAAAGTTGGGAAGCCAGACAGCATCCGCGTGGATTACAGCTATGGCTTTTTCAAGACGGCATCAGAGTGGCTTTGCCCAGAGCATGGTGGGTATGCCACAACGAAGTACATGCAGCGCAAGGTGCAGCTTGGAGCGACAGCCAACACAACAAAAGATGCGATGGAAGAGTGCCGCTATTGGCGTAAACCCACACGCATACAGGTAGTCCCAGATGGGAAGTTCGACAGAATTGTGAGGTACGATTATGAGGAACGTGAGGAAGAGAACAACGTCATCGACATACTTGATTACAAAGACGGAAGTTTCGGAGCATGACGAACAGGTTGGGTTTATCAATTGGTTTCGGGCAAAGTATCCCAAGGTTTTGATCTTTGCCATTCCAAATGGTGGCAAGAGATCCGTGGGGGCTGGTCGCAAACTGAAGGCTGAAGGCGTTGTTGCTGGCATCCCAGATCTGTTTATCCCAGCTTGGGACATCTGGGTTGAGATGAAGCGCAGCAAATCTGGGCGACTTTCCCCCGATCAGAAAAAGATCATCGAATACCTAGAGAGCGAGGGGTACAAAGTTATCGTTGGCAAGGGTGCGACAGATGCGTCACGCCAGATTATGGAGTTGGGTGGCCATTGGAAAACTTCAAAGTAATTAAGATCCAGAAAGAGTTTTGCTTCGACCTGATTGAAAGGTCGCATTACCTGAAGCGACTGCCCAGTATCATGTATGCCTTTGGCCTGTACAATGGGAATGATCTGGTTGGGGTATGCACATTCAGCACACCGCCAAGCCTGAATCTGTGCATTGGTGTCTGTGGTAAAGAGTTCAAGGATGAAGTCTTGGAATTGAACAGGCTGTTTCTGGTTAAGAACGAAAAGAACCTAGCGTCGTTCTTTGTGTCACGCGCACTGAAGATGTTGCCCAAGCCCAGCATCGTTGTGTCCTACGCTGACAAAACCAACGGCCACTGTGGGTACGTTTATCAGGCGACCAACTTCATCTACACTGGCCTATCTGAGAAGCGCACCAACCTGAAGACGGACACTGGCTTGCATAGTCGAAC